GACACCCATTAACAGCAAATTTTTTTAAAAAAGATGGAGTTGATTTTAAAATAGTTGTTGAGCCACAAGAATATGAAAATTATTGTAAATCAGTAGGTAAAAAATATGTTTTAAAACTACCATTTTCCAATTTAGGTATTGGCTCATATCCTGCAAGAAATTTTTGTTGGGAACACAGCCAAAAAAATAAACACGAAAGGCATTGGGTATTTGATGATAATATTAGAAAAATAAGAAGAATAACACAGGGTAAAAAAATACAATGTAATGGATTAAAAGCAATAAAGATACTAGAGGAATTTACAGATAGATACGAAAATATTGCAATTACAGGATTTAATTATACAAGTTTTGTAGTACCCGGAACATCAGATAACATTCCATTTAGGTTAAATGTACACGCCTATTCTGCTATGTTAATTAAAAACAATATGCCTTATAAATGGAGATTAAAGTATAATGAGGATGTAGATATTTGTTTGCAAGTGTTACACAATAAATTATGTACAGTTTTATTTAATGCATTTACAGTTGATAAAACAAGTACCGTTGCAAAGATGAAAGGTGGTAACCAAACAGAATTATACAAAGATAATGCGCAAGAAAAAAAGTTTTTAAAGACAAGAAGTTTGGAAGAAGTTTGGCCACAGTATGTTGAAACCAAAATAAGATATGACAGACCACATCACATAATTAATTGGATGCAATTTAAACATCCATTAAAACGCAGAAAAGATATTGATTGGGAAAAAATTAAAAATAAAAAACAAGACATAAAACTTAAAAAACTAAATAAAATAAAAAATAAAGAATTAAAAAAATTTTATAATAAACACAAATGAAAATATTAGTAACAGGTGGTGCAGGTTTTATAGGCAGTAACCTTATTGCATATTTAAAAAAAAACACTTCGGCAAAAATAACATCAGTAGATAATTATTTTACAGGCACAGAAAAAAATCACATTAAAGGAGTTAAATATATAAAGTGCGATACTTGGGATTTGGATATTGAAAGACAAGATTTGGTTTTCCATTTTGGAGAATATTCCAGAGTTGTACCATCATTTAAAGATATTGCTTATGTTTTACGAACTAATTTACAAGGCACAACAAGGATAATAGAATTGTGTAAAGTATGGAAATGTAAATTAATTTATTCTGCTTCTAGTAGTAAGTTTGGTGGCAACGAAGATTTGTCTCCATATTCTTGGGTTAAAGCAAAAATGGTAGAATTAATAAAAAACTACAATAAGTGGTTTAATTTACAATATGAGATTTGTTATTTTTATAATGTTTATGGTAAAAACCATATTGCAACAGGTGATTATGCAACAGTTATTGCAAAGTTTGAAAAGCAATACAAAGAAGGTAAATCACTAACAGTTGTTGGAGATGGAACACAGACCAGACAATTCACACACATAAACGACATAATTATTGCGTTATATAAAATACTAAGGCAAAACAGTAATAAAGAATGGTATTTAAGTAGCGATAAAAGTTATAGTATATTAGAGGTTGCAAAGATGTTTACAGATGATATTGTTTTTGTACCGAGAAGAAAAGGAGAGAGAGAACACGCAATAACAATGGTAAATGCCACAAAGGAAATACTGAATTGGGAAATTAAATATGATTTAAAAAAATATATTGATGGACAAAAGTAGACACATAAAAAAGGAAAGTATTTTAAAAGCACTTGAACAAAGTTTAGGTGTTGTAACAATGGCTTGTAAAAAAGCAAAAGTACCAAGAAGCACATTTTATAAATGGTTAAGTGAGGATGATGATTTTGCTAAAAAGGTAAAGGACATTGAAAATGTAGCACTTGATTTTGCAGAAAGCCAACTGCACCAACAAATAGGTAAAGGAATACCAAGTTCAACTATGTTTTATCTAAAGACAAAAGGAAAGCACAGAGGTTACATTGAAAGGACAGAAATTACAGGTGCAGACGGAATGCCTAATAACTTTCAAATAGAGATAATTGATAAAACAAAAGATACAGACTAATATAGTTTATAAGCACTTAGCCAATAGTGATAAAAAAATAGTAGTTGAGCAAGGTGGTACAAGGTCAGGGAAAACCTACAATATTCTTATGTGGATTATATTTGACTATTGTGCCAATAACAAGAAAAAAATAATCACAATTTGTCGTAAATCGTTTCCAAGTTTAAGAGCTACAGTATTAAGGGATTTTATGGAGATATTGGTAAACAACAATATGTATTCCGAATTGTACCATAATAAATCCAACTCTGAATATAATCTGTTTGGTAATTTAATAGAATTTATAGCATTAGACCAAGCACAGAAGATTAGAGGTAGGAAAAGAAATCTATTATTTATAAATGAAGCCAACGAATTATATTTTGAGGATTGGCAACAACTTGTATTTAGAACCAAAGAACGTATTGTTATTGATTTTAATCCATCAGACGAGTATCATTGGATATATGACAAAGTAATACCAAGAAGCGATTGTGATTTTTTTAAAACAACCTACAAAGACAATCCATTTATAGAGAAAGCAATTATAAAAGAAATAGAAAGGTTAAGAGATACAGACGAACAATATTGGCAGATATATGGTTTAGGGGAAAGGGCAGCAAGTAGGGCAACAATATTTAATTACATTGAAATACAACAAATACCAGAGGAAGCTAAATTATTAGCGTACGGAATGGATTTTGGATTTACCAACGACCCTACAACATTGGTTGCTGTTTATACATTAGAATACAACTTATATATACGAGAGTATTTATATAGAACACAGATGACAACAAGAGACATACACTTATTTTTATTGGAACAACAATTAGATAGAAATCCAATATACGCAGATAGTGCCGAGCCAAGATTGATTACAGAATTAAGAAGTATGGGGCACAATATATTTCCAAGTATGAAAGGTAAGGATTCAGTTAATGCAGGAATTGATTTATTAAAGCGATACAAGATACATATATTAACCACAAGCAATAATGCCATACAAGAATTTAGAAACTATAAATGGACAGAGGATAGAACGGGTAGGCTAACCAATATACCAGAGGATAAACATAATCATATTATCGACCCCTGTCGTTACGCAACATATAGTATTTTAAGCAGACCAAACTTTGGTAAATACATCATACAATAATTAACAAAATTGTTTATATATAGGTATTTTTATTATATTTATACCTATGAACATATTTTACCTAGACAAAAACCCTTATATAGCTGCCAAATATCTTTACAACAAGCATATCTGTAAAATGATTATAGAATCAGCACAAATGTTATGTACAGCTCATCACCATTACGACAATGGACACAATGTGCCTTATGCAAAAGCATATTATAACCACCCATCAACAAAGTGGTGTAGGGCTAATACAGAGCATTACTACTGGCTTTATTACCATTTAATAGGTATAGGTATGGAATTCAAGAGAAGATACGGTAGAGAGCATCTAACGGCTTCTAAATGCGTAATACCTTTACAACACGCACCAAGTGATATGCCAACAACTAAATTTGTGCAACCTCCACAATGTATGCCAGACCAATATAAAGACAAATGCAGTATTGTAGCTTATTGGCGTTATTATAAAGCAGAGAAATATAAAATTGCTACAAAAAAAGAAACAATTATTAAATAAATTGTTAATAATAGAGGATTTTTTATTATATTTATACTATAAAAATTATACAAATGACATATACATTAGACAAATACAAACAGAACCTCAAAGTCATCAATGATGATGTTTGGAGTTACAACACAAGAGTTGGTATCATAGCTGGTACTAAATTATTTCAATTAGGTTATTGGTCGCAGACCACACAAAAACATATTAATTATGTTGCCAACGAATACGATTTAGATTTAATTAAACCGTAATTATGGATAAAATACAAAACCTAAGCGATATGGAATACTATGCAAATATGACTTTATGTTTAGGTCTGTTAAAAAAATGGACTGATAAAAGCAAAAGCAAAGACTTGCAAAAATTTTCCACAGCGATTATTGATATATCTTTTTATACTATGAAGTTACAAGATGAGTTACAGAAACATAAAATTGCAGTTAGTGATTATCGTGAACGTAAAAATCAAGCACTTTTAGAATTACAAGATATTCAAGAAAAATACCAAACATTGAAAAAAAATATTAAATTAGTGTAAGTGTGTTTAGCACTTTGTAGTTTGGTGTAAGGGGGCTTAATCGGTCCCCTTTTTTTATTCCAAAAATTCTGCTTAAATTTCTGTACTAAAAAATACAATAAAACTCGTTATATAGTTATGAAAGCAAATTTAAAAGTTCCAAATAAGTTAAGTGAAATAACTTTAGGACAATATCAGAAATATTTAAAAATACAGGAAAACAATGACGACCCTTATTTTTTACAATGTAAGCTGATAGAAATATTTTGCAATTTAGATGGTAAAACAGTAAGGTTAATGAAAGTTGGAGATGTAACAAAAATTTCCAATATCATTAATAATATGTTTGACAAACAAAGCAAACTTATTAGAAATTTTACAATGAATGGTACAAACTATGGCTTTATACCAGACTTGGAAAATATGACTTTTGGAGAATATATTGATTTGGATTCTTATATAAACGATTGGCAAAATATGCACGTAGCAATGAATGTGTTATACAGACCAATTAAATCACAAGTTGGAGAAAAGTATCTTATAAAAGATTATAAAACTGATACAAAAGACAAAATGTTAGATATGCCAATGAATGTAGTTCTTGGTTCTATAAGTTTTTTTTTTCGTTTAGGACTGGACTTGTCGAAAGTTATGACGAACTATTTGGACAGTCATCAGAGAGAGGACTTGACGGCTTATCTATCTTCAATAGGAAATGGGGATGGTATCAATCAATTTATGCACTCGCTGGAGGAGATATTACAAAATTCCAAAATATCACTAAATTAGAGTTACACGAATGTTTAATGATGCTAACATTTATGAAAGAAAAACAAGAATTGGAATCAACACAAATAAAAAGAAATTTTAAATGAGCAATACAGGAATCAGAGGTTATTATTTAGTTACAAACACATTAAAAGACCAATTATTAAAAGATGCAAATGTCAATGAAGTTACATCTGGAGATATATCACAAGTTAATTTACGAAAACAAAATATTTTTCCACTTGCACATATATTGGTAAACAATGTAGTTATAGGAGAACAAACTTTGACTTTTAATGTAAGTGTAATGGCGATGGATATTGTAAATGATTCTAAAGCAGAAACAATAGATATTTTTAGAGGTAACGACAACCATCAAGATATATTAAACACACAATTATCTGTTGTTAATGAATTAATACAATTATTAAGTAGAGGGGATTTACATACAAGTGGATACCAATTAGACGGACAACCAAATGCAGAACCATTTGTTGATAGGTTTGAAAATCAGTTAGCAGGTTGGTCTGTTACAATGGATATAACAATTAGAAACGATATATCAATATGTTAAGGTTTGAGGAATTAGAAAAAGAATTAAAAAAGTTTTCTGACTATGTTATCAGAGAAGCAAGAAAAAAATTAGTAGAAGCTGATAAAAAAAGTTCTGGTAAATTATATGATTCTATTGACGCAAATATAATACAAGAAAAGGACGCATTTTTGGTAGAATTTTTAATGGAAGACTATGGTAAATTTGTAGACCAAGGTGTTAAAGGAAAAAATCCAAATCAATTACCACAAGGTGCAAAATGGTTTGGTACACAAAAAGCACCAAAAAGTCCATATAAATTTGGTAGTATGAAAAGCAAGGGTTTGCGTAAAGCAATAAACAGATGGACTGTACAAAAAAACCTAAAGGGAGTTAGAGATGACAAAGGTAGATTTTTAAGTCGTAAAACAATGCAGTATTTAATTACAAGAAGTATTTATCTATCAGGTATAAAAGCTACAATGTTTTTTACTGAACCATATAATAAGGCAT